CTCTTTTGAAGTATTACTCTCTACAGCACAATATAATATCAACCACAATAACAATGAGTTAGAGGGAGATATAAGTGATATTCAAGATGAAATTGCTGAGTTACATCAAGAAGATGAAGAATTGCATGATGAAATTCACCAAGTAGCTGATAATCTTACTGATACAGCACAGACGATGAATACTTATATGCACGATCAGACTCTTGCAACAAATAATCTTCAGGATGATGTAGAAGATATCAACGAAGAAATAGATGATCTTCACGAAGAAGACATCCATCTTCATAGAGAGATACATGCTCTTTCAAATGATGTACAAAGTAAGTATGATGAGAACTCCGAGAATATCTTCAATATAACTCGAAGAGTCAATCAAATGCCTACTACGGTGGTTCTTAGTGAGTATGAATACGAACATCTTTCAGAGATCCAGCCAGGGGTTATGTACTATGTTTATGAGGAAGAAATATAATTTTTCATAGAGATGGCAATACATATAGACAATAAGGATATAGTGGCAGTAACCGTCGCAAAAAAGTCGATTTCTGCTATCTATACTGCTACTTTAACAGGAGCAAAACTCGTGTGGGAGGCAATCAGAAGTTGCTTCGGTAGTGGTATTTGGATCCGTAAGAAACCTTGGTTAGGAAAAGAAGGATGGAAGGAGAGAAAGTCCTATTAAAGACAATACAAAACATTTATTATATAAAGAGAAATATATTAGAAAGAATACATGGCTAAAGTTATAACAGGAGATATTGCAGATTTAACCGTTTCTTGGGAGAATTACGCAGGAGAATCAGTAGAAAAGTTTATAAAACAGGAACTTGGTGCAAGCTGTGGATATATATACAGAACAAGTCAGAAAGAAGGAGATTACTATTATCTCTATGGATTCCATTCAATTGATGATTTTAATGAGTGGATGGCTGGAGAACCTATAACTCCTTTGTTCCGAGTACAGTTACCAAACGTTGAGAATGACGTATTTGCAGCAAACCTCTACACAAATTCAAATACTACAAAGATCGTTAACCTTGGAGATGGTGTAAAAGTAAATCTTAGATATACCTCTACATCAACCAATCCAACAACTCACGAGACATCAGATACATATAACGACGGTACATTAATCATAATGAGAAGTGCTAATGGAAGTGCTTTCTCAGAAGTTGCTAGACTCACTATTTCTCCAATCGAATATACTCACACTACTTCTTATCAGGAGGTAGATCTTACTGAGTATCTTTTGGATGGTGATAACGAGATCCGTATGAGAGTGATTGATAACGTAAACGGTTCAGTTTCAAACAACGTGAACTTCAAATCTATCGTAAATACCACTCTTAGAGTATCTAATGCTACTCCTATCACTAATCCTATGACCAGTCCTCTCTTCCAATTCTATGTAGAAGGACAGATCGCAAAGACCCTTAATATCGAGATCACTCAGGATGGAAATACCGATCAATATGCTATTCCAATGGGTACAGCCACTTGGATAGAAGCACCTTACTATGCTCAACTTGATGGATCTTACGAAACAGGAATTATCAATGTAGAAGCATGGTTGAGTGTTGATGATACCGTATTAGAGTCAAATCACATATTTAATGAGTTCTACTATGTAAATCAACCAAGTAATGTTGATGCAATTATCCTCAATAACATAAGTCCTACTGCGGTTAGTTATACCAATACTCATTTCTTTGATTTTGTTGTATTTAACGCAGTATCTGATGTTAATATCGAAGTTAAGGAAGGAAATACTACATTACTTCAATATACATTCGAAAATTGCTCTGTAAACACTCTTTATTCTTTCTATAACTCAATCCAAATAGATAGCCAGAGTGATTATATCAACGCAACTATGATCGTTTCATCTGCAAACGATACTCAGACTTATCCTTTCGTTATCGATAACAGAGAGAAGATGAGTCCTACTGCAGGTGCTGATTTCGTTATTAATCCTCTTCGTAGAAGTAACTCAGAATCAAACCCTAATACTATTATCAATGATGTTACTGGAAATGCAGTTACTGCTACATTCACAAACTTCAACTTCACCAATGATGGTTGGGTAAATGGAGATAACGGAATCAAGGTTCTTAGAATACCTGCTGGATCCTCATTGTCGGTTGCTTATGATCCTTTTGTAAATCTCACAAGAGGTACTACTATTGAACTTGATTATAAGGTATATAACGTATTTGATGACGATGATGTAATGATCAAGATGAGTTCTGAGACATTTGATCACAAACCTCTTGGATTTATCATGAATGCTACTGAAGCCGCATTCTATACTGCTGAAAACCAGACCAAGAGAGATCAGGATGTTATGTTCCAGGAGAATACTCGTACTCATATGGTAATAAACATCATCCCTAATCTTGCAAATAGTGGATTAAACTACATCAGAATCTTCATTAACGGTGTTATGAATCGTGAAATGATCTATTCTGGATCAGATATCTTCAAGAATGGTGATGTAAGTATGATCTTTGGATCGAATCACTGTGATATCGATATCTTTAGCATTAGAGTCTATAAATCAGGTCTTTCTGCATCTGATGTTCGTCAGGACTATATGAGTTCTATCCCTTCTCTTGAGGATAAATTAATCTTCAAGAACGCTAATGATATCCTTTCTGCAGGTGGTACTATCTCATACGATAAAGCATGTGTGAAGTACAACACACTTGTCTGGACTGGTAATCATCCAGAGTATAGGACTGGTGACCAGGAATATAGAGGAACACTTCAGGTGAATATTCTCGATGATCCTGCTCATAGTGGTGTTATGACCAATCTTCGAATCAAAGGTCAGGGTTCATCTTCAAAGGGTTACTGGAAGTGGAATCATCAGTATGACTGGAATAAATACGATCAGGATACTGTTTGGACTGATGGTAATGGAACCACTCATACTAATGGATATACCTTAACAGATGATGATCCTGCTGCTGTTAAGCTCGTTGCAAAGCTTAACTGGGCATCTTCTATGCAGTCTCATAAGATCGGTTCTACAGCACTTTATACAGATCTTTGGAAAGAGATTGTTGGGGGTAACTCAATCACTAATACTCAAGGATATGAAGATGCTAGAGTATCAGTACACGAAAAACCTTTCTTGTATTTCATCAAGGAAGATGCTACATCCGTTCCCGTATTTGCAGGTCTTATGACATTTGGTTCAGGTAAGTTTGATAAACTCACCTTTGGTTATGATAAAAACCGTTTCCCTGACTACCTTATCATCGAAGGTTCTGACAATGGTATGCCATTGACTAACAGACAGATTCCTTGGTTTGAAGATGAGGTTACTTATAACGAAGATGAGGAATACTACGAGTATGCTGGTCAGGGTAACTGGGACTACGGTATGGGTAAACAGAGTATGTTGAGTTACTTCATCGCAGCAAACAACTTCGTTTATCTTCACAGTCTTAGACTTGCTCCTTATTCAAGTGCAAGTGATTTGGTGAATCCTTCTTATCAGTATTGGAATACTTCTACATATGATGTAGTAAGATACGATCATATCTCTGGAACTTGGGTAAATGCTGGTGCTACAAAGACTAACGGTCAGTATAGTGTCTTAAATATTGTTGATCAGACAGGTGTAACTCCTACTGGTACTACTGCTACTGATAATGAAGCATTTAAGGTATGGAGAAAGAATGACTTCAAAGCTCATATTGCTGAATACTACAATATCACTGATGTTCTCTTCTCAATGGCATTATTGAAGATGATTGCTGCATCAGATAACCGTTGTAAGAATACATACGAATATCTTGATCCTGTGACACATAAGATCTGTCTTGCTCAGGATGATATGGATACTATCATGTTGACTGATAACGTTGGTCGTAAGACAAAACCTTATTATGTTGAGGAACACGATATTAATAGTGAGGGTGGATATTACTTCAATGGTGAAGATAATAACTTCTTTACCCTTATGGATGAAGCATATAATGTTGAATTACGTGCTATGATGAAGAATATCCTTAACGAAATGAGTTCTTCAAAGTATGGTGGGAGTGTTGAGAGTTGTTTGGATAGATATTTCTTCAGTGTTCAGGAGTACTTCCCAGCAGTTGCTTATAACGAAACTGCAAGACTTCTTTACGAGGAAGCATCTGTATATCAGGCTGCTGGTACTTATACTAATGGTACTAAAGCAATTTCTCAGTCACTCGGTGATCAGTTACAGGGAGAGAGACAGTGGTGGACAAGACGTTTGAAATACTTACAGTCTTGGGCTGGTGCTGATCCATTCTATGTACGTTCTACTACAGGTGCATCTCTTAACTTCCGTTCACTTCTTACCACTCTCGGAACTAATCCTACTTATCAGTTCGATCTTACTCCTTGGCAGTGGTTGTATCCTAAGGTTGGTACTGGTCAGGTTCCTGGTCAGGATAATACTCGTGTACAGGCAGGAAATACCTATACTACTAATACCCTCACTACTGATGGTAATACTGATACATTCATTTATGGTGCTGATTACTACACTAGCTATGGAGAATTTGGAGATAAACCTATTGGTGAAGCATTCCCATTAGTAGGACAGAGATTGCTTGAATTTAGCGCGGATTCTCGTGAAGTATCTACATACGAATTCCGTCCAAGAAGTATGACAGTTAGCTGTCCAGTTCTTAAATATCTCTGTTTATATGGTTGTTCAACTGTTGCTGGTGTTCTTAATCTCAGCAGCAGCACAAAACTTGAAAGTGTAGATCTTAGAGGAACTGGTCTCCAGACTGTTGTTCTTCCTGAGACAGATACTCTTACAGAGGTTTATCTCCCTGCACTTACTTCACTCACAGTTAACAACTGTCCTAATATTAGTACTTTCTCTCTTGCAAGTTATGGTAATCTTGTATCTATCAACACTGATAACAGTACCCTTGCACTTGATGTGATGGAGAACGCAAGTAATCTTCATAATCTCACATTGAATAACATCAATATCACTACTACCTCAAGTAATGCTGAAGATATTTATGCTATTCTTGCTGATCCTGATATCACTTGTAATATAACTGGTAGTATCTATCTTGATATGGAGTTGACTTCAGCACAGAAAGCTGCTTTGACTGAGAAGTTTGGGTTGAGTGTATTTGCAAGTAATTCAGCATTCTATATCTCATTTGATTCTACTCCTATCACTACAGTTACTTTAACTCCTTCTGCAGAGACTATCGGATCTGATGAGACTATTACAATCGCTGTATCCTTCGATGGTAATGATGATGCTGGATTCTCATGGAATGTACAGAGCGATAATGATCTCACTTTAACAAGAACAGAGAAGTTGCTCACTATTGAATCTGGTACTATCACAACCGCGGAGAATGTCACGGTCACATATACATTAACCAAGGCAGACCTTACTACAATCACTCAAACAGTTAATTTGATGATCATGCCATATTCATTCTATGTAAATGGAACAAGCATTGGTGAATATGAATTCACTATGCTATATGGTGCTGGTGATTCCTCGGTTACTTATACTGATGGTTGGGCAATCACTTGCAATGATCCTAATAAGTCATTTAGCATCAGTTCAGCAACTCTCTCTAACGGTAATGTGGTGTATTCGGGAAATAATATAACTTCTATTACCAAGAGTAGTCTTGCAGCAAGTGGAACGAACAGCTATGATTTAGATGTAAATATCTCAGTTGACTCATTGACCGTTCCTTATAAGTTTACTATTAAGACTACTAAGGTAACTCTTGATATAGATAATATTTCTACTCTCATAGCAACCCATGGAGAAGGTAGTGTTAATGCTACATTCACTGTAAGTCCTTCTACTTATACAAGTAATATCACAATTACTTCTGCATCTGTGAACTCAGGGGATGGAACATATACGGTATCTAATGTATCAGCAAGTGGTTGTACTATATCCGTTACAGGAAATACTGCATCTGTAAGTAACAAGTTATTGACCGTTGTATATAAGATTAATAATGGATCTACAACTTCAGTTTCCCAAACGTTTGATGTGACTTACTTAAATCCTGGTGCTGCTATAGAGGCAACATATGAATTCAATGGGGATAGTGGTACTTATCAGAACTTTAATATGTTTACTTCTAATAGTAGTTTCGCAGGGTGGCCAGTAGATGGTAATAATGTTCCTGTTGAGCAGATATCTTGCTCGGTCTACTTCCCATCTTCTGGCAATACTTATAATCTCAGATGGAGTGGTGCTTCAAACCAGCCTCGAACAAAGTGGTATGGATATCATGATAACTCCTTTGGAGATATAACTATAAGAATTAATGGAGATTCTCCTAAGACAGTTAGTGTAACTATACCAAACAAGTATTTTGGGGCTACTGATGTTGCTGGACAGACCGTTTCTTGTAAGATTAACTTAACTCTTGCTGGACAGGACAATATGAGTAATCTTGCTTATGCTTGGAATGGTGTTACTAAGTTAAAGAGTATAAAGATCAGCAATTTAGCTGCATTTGGGGGAAATGTGTTTGAAGATTGTACTAACTTATCTTCAGTTACTTTACCAAACAACTTAACAAGTATATGGAGTAGAGTATTTGATGGATGTTCTTCACTTACTTCACTTACTCTTCCTGCAAGTCTTACCTATATCCATTCGTATGCATTCGATGGATGTGCTGTTACTGATCTTACTTGTCTTGCTACAACTGCTCCTTCTATATCTAGTTATGCATTTAGTGGTATCGCTCAAGGAGGTTGGTTAACTTATCCTAATAATAGTGATTACTCTTCTTGGTTGACAGGAGGTACTTATTTGACGGGTTGGAATACTACAGCTGCGAATGATATCCACCCTACATTATGGTTTGATATTACTGATCTAGGAAGGTCGGATTTGAATAAAGTTTATGTCGGTCAAAAATATGATCAAACCACTTATCAACCTTTACCTCAGGGGGATGTGGTTATTCCTGATACAATAACATATAGAGGAAAAGTCTATCCTGTTACTGGTATAGGATCTGATGAAGCATATTGGGATGGATTTTATCACAACAACTATATCACATCTGTTACTTTTGGAAATAACATGAAATCGATAGAAATGAATGCATTCTCGGGTTGTACAAACCTCGAAACATTAACTATAGGAAGCGGCGTTGAATATATTGGTGGTGGTGCGGTTATAGGGTGTATAAAAGTAAATACCATCTCAATTAATAAGTCGGTTGCACCTGAGGTTGATGAAGGCGGGTGGAGCTCATGGGGGGATGGAACTGATACAGCTGGCTATAGTTCGGGAACCACAAACGTTCTTTATGTGCCACAGAATGCTACTGGTTACAACACCCAGGGTTGGACAGAATTTCTTTTAAATCCTTCCTACGGTAAATTCACAGTAAGTAAAACTCTTTAAAGGATCTGGGTGAGTGAAATCACCCAGATTCACCAAATATATTTTATTAAATATGAAACAATTTAATGATTATCTTTTACCAGATGTTGGAAAGTGTTTTAAGTCAAATGGAGTAATCTCTTTCAGAGTTGCTTCAAATGCAGAATACGAGGAGATTCCAATAAACAAAAACAATATACAAGTCGTTGGAGAATATGCATTCATCGATAAGAAGTTTGCTGTACAGGGGAAGACATATAAAGATCTCAAGACAAATCTCGTTAAGAAACTCTTCTCAAATGATGATCAAATCGCTATTATCCTTAACAATGATTCTGAGATGATGCAGTATATGAATGATTGGAGAGATTGGTTTGGAGAGATAGCACACAAAATAATTGGATAATACTATGAATTTCACTATTGAGGAACTCACATATTCAAAGACTGCAATAGATCATAATATTGATAATACTCCAGGGGAGAAAGAGTTAAAACAACTAAATAAACTCATAAAGACTCTCCTTCAGCCAATTAGAGATGCTTATGGTTCACCAGTTTATGTAAATTCAGGGTATAGATGTGAGGAACTCAATAAACTCGTTGGAGGATCTAAGACCAGTCAACACAAGAAGGGGGAAGCAGCAGACATAACCTGCGAGGATAACAAGAAACTGTGGGAAATAATAAATCAAATGATAGAAAACAAACAAATAACAGTAGGTCAACTCATTAACGAACACGATCTGAGTTGGATCCACATAAGTTTAGGAAATAAAAATCAGATATTTGCGAAATGAGAGATATATTAAGAAACGCAACAATAGGGAATGTGTGGTTTCACATACTTGCGGCGATCTCAGTGATCCTTTTAATTGCATCGTGGTTTGTTCCTCCTATGGCAGTGATAGATGCGTCCGTACTGGCAGCTGTGGGAGAGTTATTTGCATTCGCTGCATTAGGTACAGTGATTCATGCTATAAACAAGGGTAGACAGGTTAAGATGACCCATGGTAGTACTACTCTTGCAGTAAACAAAGAAGACGAGGAACCTGCTGAATAAACTCGGGGAGTTATCTCCGATATTCTTTCTTTTTATATATTTGTTGTGGAGGTCTATACGGATCTCCACTTTTTCTTTAATATCTCACTATCAATAGGATTACCATCCTTATCATAGAATCTTTGATGACTCTTGGAACTACGGATAGAGTATTCCTGAGTGATACCAGTCTTCCACTCATATACTATCTTAAATCTTCCCCAACCAAATCTACTGACTATGATCTTCTTGCAGTACTGACGGAGTAATTCCTGCTCTTTTTCAGGAGATATCTGAGTGGGGGTGATAGAACCATCATAAGCAAAGGAATTGATGAAAATAACACGGTTTATGATCTCATTAAGACGTGAATTCAAGTCTATCTCCATCTCTTCTATAGATGCAAGGATATCCTGATTGTCATCTATCATCTTATCTCCTTCACTCTCCGAGAGTCTTCCTTTGATGATTCTCTGGTTGATCATCTTATTCTCCTTAGCGATCTTATCCTTCTGTACCTCAGCTTCAGCGAGTTTCCTCTTTATGATCTCGGACTCTTTATATAGAGAATCTCTCTCCTTGTCTTGATTGACTTCTACATATCCACTATTAATATAGTTGTGGAGAACGTATGATGTGAGTCTATCCATAGTATCCATATTCACTGAGAGGGTACTCTCATCATCGAGATATCCTCTTCTTGAATACCTATTATTAGACGGACTAGGGGTCATAGCAAATCCCTTATCAGTATAGAGAAGTCCATGACAGAGATAAATCCCCTTTGTAGCAGACTTCCTACCTATCTTCCCACGAGCTTTCTTCCTCATACTCTCACACTTGTTCCAGTCCTCGTCTGAGATAATCCTTGGGTAGATCCCTTCTCCCTTATATCGACTCTCCCTAAGGGCAGCAGATACATAATATATGGATGCGATGATCTTACTCCCACTCCATACTCCTCTTTGCCAAAGATCCCTTCCTATGAATCCACAGGTCTCCCCATCGAGATATCTCCTATAGATTTCTCTCACTATATCCGACTTCTCAGGATCGATACGGATCGTTTTATCTGGATTCAGGGAGTATCCGAAGAGTGGAATACCACACGTGAGTTTACCCTCCTTACGACGTTTTTCCTTGCCTCGGAGGATTCTGGAGACCCTCAGATATCCCTCGTTTTCTGCAAGAGAACTGAAGATACCGAAGAATATATTAGCAGTCTCGGATATAGTCCCATCATCCTTCAGGAGTTTGAAATAAGGATTTAATACAACTAGTTGGACTTTATGTTTGATAAGATAATCCCTGATAGAGTACACTACCTGAGCCCTTCTGGAGATACGAGAGATCTCATAAGAATAGACAGCATCTATCTCAGGGTCAGTATCTATATAGTGTTTGAGTTTGTTTAGACCACTCCTCTCTTCTTCAGAGAGTTTAGTAGCAGATTCCTTATCTTCGATGACTATGATATTCTCTTCAGAATACCCATCGTTGATAGCAGCTTCACGGACTTTAACCGTTTGTTGATCAAGGTCTTGGGATATGGTTGAGACCCTGATGAGAAGTACACACTTATTCATATCTATTTATGTATATAGGTTTTTGTAGGGTAAATATACATAAATATTTGTGGTTTTTTATAGTCCCTTTAAAAAACGAGCATCAAAAATCACAATTATTATTGGCGGTTCATAACTTGATCCATATTTTCGTGGATCCTATAAACAACTTCCGTACCTTTATGTTGTTGAAGTTCATCCCAGGGTACTTCGTCGATTCTACTTGCTAGTCCACTCGGACACATACTCCTTAATAGACCCTGGGATACTTCAACTTTTTTTTTCTACATAAATTCCCAGATCGTATCCTCGTCGTAGTCGTGTCCTCCTGTACCGAGATCAGCACTGATATTGGTCTCGAAAGGATTTCCGTCATAGAGGATACAATCAGCTGGGATGAAATAAGGGAATCTCTCTACCTCATAACTACTCTTGATCAACTGGAGTTTCTTGAGATCGAATTCCTCGTTGTCTGGTATCTCAACCCAGTATGTGAAGACTTCGGTTGGGAGAGTCACCGTACGTATGTCCACAGGAAGTGGATGATCTCCTTCATCACTGAACAACTCGTGGAAGTACTTGTCTGTAGTTGCATACTTGCCTTTCTTCTTTATGAGATTGTCTTCCCCATCATCTACGTGGAGTTCTTCGAGAGAATCCCATCCTACTACGGTATAGTACTCAGAATCAAAGTCCTTGTCGGTGTTACAATAGTCCATCACCAGAGGACGACCTGTGATTGTGATTTTGATCTTTTTCATTAGTCTGTGATTTTTGCGTGTTCTTTAATCTTCTTGATAATCTTCTCCAGTTCTTTCTTGGATATAGCATTAGTACCAGCATATCCTTGTTGTCTAAGATAGAGATAGTTCTTTCCCATACCCTTTTCTCGATTGGAGAGAGTTGTAGTAGTATTTCCTTGTTTTACCTCAGTACTTGCGATATGATTATCGATAAGGGAAATCATATCATTGACTGTTTCAATAGCACTCTCAGCATCTTCTCCTAAAAGGAATAACATAACTCCATCAAATCTATTATCAGTGGTCATAGTGAAGAAGTATCCCAAAGACTCACTGTGTTTGAGATAGATGGACATCATTCGGATTGTTCCAATCTCCTCAGACTCTTTCTCGGTCTGGTGAGTGACATTCAACTGGGAATAACCAGAAGTTACTCCCAGAAGAATAAACGATAAGATAAATAAGATCTTTTTCATGTTTTTAATGTGTTATTGCAATATACTTAGCCATTTTTTCAAGATCAACTCTGAATATTAACAGGACACTGTCTTCTGGATATCCTTCCTCAGGACCAAGATCTGAGGAAGATACTAGTTGCCATCCATAATAGGTAGCTCCTGCAATTTCATTGTCCATACTCGCCTTTGGTACAACAGAGGTTTTGCATCTAATAACGAGTGATTCATTTGAGTTGGTGTTTTTTGTGTTGTTTGACATAATAATTGAGTTTTTTAGTTAATAAATAGTTGAAATTAGTTTCACCTACATATAACAAAAACTCGAAAAAATTTAGTTCAAACAACAACTTTTTTAACCTCACTCTATATCATCATATTACTAAACTTTAGGGGTTGGTTCAATATATAATCTTAGTTCTTTGACATTTTGATACCAACAAATATACACAAATCACACCAATTTAACAATTCATCATTCTTGGGTTATTATATGTATAGAAAAGATGAGAAAGAGGGAGTTGATTCAATGGGCAGCGAGTCAACGTACCGGAAGAAAAATACGACTGAAGTCGATGTCTCTAATAACTGCTGCCCAACTATAGTTATTAGAGACTTTTTTTATACAAAATTAAAAGTAATAACATGAAATACTACGTATACATTCATAGAACCCCAAGTAATAAGACATATGTGGGAATCACTAAAATGAATCCTGAAAAGCGTTGGAAAAGAGGATTGGGATATAGAGGAAATAAACATTTCTACAATGCTATACTAAAATACGGTTGGGATAATATTTCACATGAAGTGATCGAAGTGTATACTGAAGAGTGGATGTATGAACTAGAGAAGGATTTGATATTCATGTTGAAATCAGCTGATTCTAATTTTGGATACAACAAGAGTATTGGAGGGGAGAGCATAAGATTGAAATATGAAACAGATGGAGAGAGAAATGATGCATCACGCAAATACAATAAACGATATTATCAGCATCATAAGGAGGAGCGAAAGAGGTATAATCAACAACATAAGGAAGAGATAAAGCAACATATGCAACAATATCGTCGACGATACAATCAGGAGCATAAGGAAGATATAATAAGGTATAATCAACGATACAATCAGGAGCATGAAGGGAAGAAAAAACAGTATAATCAACAATACTATCAGGAGCACGAAGAACAGAGAAAACAGTATGGAAGGGAATGGTATAAAAAGAATAAGAAAACAAATAAATAAACTAAATACAGATATGAATGTGAATAATAAAAACTATGATGAATTAACTGATTTGTTCTACACTTGGTTAAGTATTAATGATTTAGATGAATATGCTATTGTTGATCCCGAAAGGGCCGCTGCTTTTGGATTTTATGTAGCAAAAAATAGTGATATTCGAGATATCGATCAGTGGGATATACGCGGTTATATCCAGTTACAATTAAATACAAACGAATTATTCGGAACAAGAAAATAAATAAACTATTAAGAATATGGAAAACGTAAGAGAAAACATGATTAAAAGTATCAAGAAGTATATCAAAACTGGAAAATATGGATATCTACTAAACGATTCAGATGATGAGTACAGCAGAGTGATGATCGTAAAGACAAATGAAGAGATTGACTGGGAAAAGGATGGATGGAATATGTGGATCGTTGAAGAAGATCAGTGTTCTATTCAGGTAGTCAATAACGAAGGAGGTACTGATTACCATATCCTTCACCCAAAGGAAGAACTCTGGATGTTATTGTATTTCGATGTAGTACTCGCTGGAGAGAAATTAAAATAAATGAATGAAGAAATGAACAACTATACTTTAGGAGCAATAAATCAAAGATTCGATAAGAATGGAACTAAGATAGTCCAATTGACCGATGTAAAGGCAGGGTTAGATGGACTTCGTAAGATCTCCATCCAACAGAATCGTGAGAAGGACAGTGCTATTGCACTCCTCCCTTATCTTGGTGAGAGAGGTACTTACACCCCTTCAAACGTGTTCTTTATCGATATTGATACTACTGAGGGAGTAGATAATCTCGTTGATAATCACGAGAAACTCTTCTCAGTGATACCTAATATCCTCTTCATTCAGAAGTCCTTTAGCAATAAACTACATATCTGCTGTGTACATAAGGAGACTTATGAGGATCCAAAAGACTGGGTCTATAACACAAAACTCAATACACTTGCTATCGTAGAACTCATTAACAAGATCTTTGGAGTTAATTACTACCAACTTGAGAAGGGTATAGATACTCACTCATTCAACTGGACTGCACTTCTCTATATCTCTAATAATGAGATCCTCTTCAATAACATGTGTTCTCCTATTTCCCTTGACAAGAAGTCAATCAAGACTTTGAAGATGAAATATGAGGAGTTATTTGAGGAATACAAGCAGAATTCTGAGAAGGTTAACACAGATGGTAAGTATGAAGATGGAGATAATGCTGATAAACTCAAGATAGACAGAGATGTTAAGTTGGGAGAATGGAGTGGAAACGATCTTAGATGGAGAATCTCTCGTATTGCTGAGGAGATCTTTGGAGAGGATGCTAAGTCCTGGTGTGATAGACACTTCTACTTCGAGAATGGCAAATCTATATATAATAAGGTAAAAGAGGACATTCCTATCAGCTATCGTGTACTTGAGTGGTTGATGATCAATGGGTATATCAATGTGAAACCTATGGAACTCTCTGCTCAGACCGAGACTAATGAAAAGACTATCAATATGGATTCCTCTGAGTGGATGTCAGATTATATCGATACAATCTTGGAATATATTGAGAAAGAGAGAGTTTTGACTATCGAAGCCCCAACAGGAGCTGGTAAGACTACTATGATGTTCAAGATCTCACAACACTTCAGAGAACCTCTTTATATCGTTCCCTATAACGTTACAAACAACCTCTATAGTCCTATGAATATCGTTTCTTCTCAGACAAGTAACGAATATAAGAAAGGAAAACCTAATGTGATGATCTGGGATCAGTTCTGTATTAGATTTAGAGATATAGACCCCGATATCATCTTCATTGACGAGTCTCATGAATTATTCTTGGATAGAACCTATCGTGATAGTGCTATTAAGACCATGGATCTCCTTCGTACTTGTTTGATTAATGGAAAGACCAGAGTGGTGTTCGTGAGTGCTACTCCAACTGCTGAGGTACAGATGTATAACAGTTATGTATTGAAGTTCAACAAACCCGATGAAAGAGACGTTAAATTCGAGGTTCACTTCGCAAACGACACAGCAAAGTGTTTTATGAGAGATCTTCGTAAGGGAGGATTCGATAAGGTTTGTGTGTTCTCCGATCGTGATGCTCAACTCGGTATGGCGAATGCATTGGTAAAAGGCTATGACTCAACAATATATCATTCAAACTATAGAGATAACGTGGATAGATTGAGGAATACAGAGATGTTGGATCATAAGGTTTCGTTCTTGACCTGTATTGCTTTTAGTGGATTGAATATCAGGAATAAAAATGAGAAGATCCTTATAGATATCCGTTATGTTGATGGTGAAGCAAGTCTTCATCAGATCATGCAGATCGTGGGAAGATTTAGAAATAATAAGGACATAACTGTCAGAATCTACGTGGATGGGAAGTATGGAAGTGACGTGAACCTTGACGAGACCTTTGAAGACGCAAGAATTATCATTGAGAATGACTCTTTGGAGGTAGTGAATGACTATTGGAAGAGAATGAATCGTGAAGACGTGCAAAACTCTCTTAGAGAGATTGAAGCATTCTATAAGGGTCAGACAATACCTAATTTAGTTGGCGTGTTAAAGAAGAACTATCCTGTGAAACTCTATAAAGATGAATCAAGTGATGGATACAGCAATACCGATCCTGAGAAGAAGATCCAGTCTGATCTATTTAAGAAACACTTTTTAGAAGGGACAGAAATCGATTATGAGAATAAATATATAAAGGAATGGTACAGAGATCTCAAGAATATCTCTTCATCGTTCGGAATTGACTCTGAACCCTACTTTAAGAAGTTGATTGGTGAGGATTCTAAGAAGAGTGATAGGTTGGTTTCTACTATTTTGAAGGATCTCGATGGGATTCTTAGAGTTATCTCGTTTGAGGATGCTGGTTGGGAGGAAGAAAAGAAGAAGAGAGAACCTCTATTAGAGAGTATTAAAGGATCTAAACTAACTAAAGCGTTAATGGCTCGTTTTAAGAAGTCAGATGAGTGGAGAGAGAAGTACAGTGGATGGGATATAGATGATGTTATAACCGACTATGCAACTGAGTTAGCACTTTTATTTGGTGACCATCAAGATGGTAGATCTAAAGGTGGTAGTGTTAGTAAGAGAAATGCAGTTAAGAAGATAACAGATGGAATCAATGTATGGGATAGTTGTAAAGAAGCGAGTAATGACCTTGGATGCGGATTAAATACAATAACTAATCGAATAAAGAAGGGTCTTATATGGGAATGCTAAGATTCGGAATTGGGAATTTAACTAACAGGTAATTATATTACGAGTTACTTAATTTCCCAATTTTTTGTTCACAATCACCTATATCTGCTATCTTAGATCAGTCCCAATTTAATTTCACAACATATTAAGTGCTAGAAAGTTAAATAATCGACTCATATCGCTTATTATATTTATAGTATAGAAGATTCATTTCAGTTCATTTAACGTTCAGTTAAAACGATATGGTTTTGTGAGTTTGCCATATTTATATTTATTTATTTAGTTTATTTAGGGTCGGATCCGTTACAAAGGGTAACGGATCCTTTTGTTTACAAATGCAGAAAAGAAACTTATTATATATATAGATAAGTAAATAAACAATTAAATAAACAATTTATAAATTATGAAAGCAACAGTACACAACAACATCGAGATTAAAATCACATTAACCAAAGCATCAAAAGAATATTTATTCTACTTAAACGATATTCTTCATGGATTAGCAGAACACTGTGCAGCAGTATTTGATTTCTCCGTTCAGAGACCCACAGAAAAGGACATTCTCAATATTGACGTTCGTGTATTCGGATGTACAAACGAATTCAGATTAAAACTCTATAATGTCCTCAACATACTCTTCAAAGACGATTCCAATATCTTCAATTATGAGACAGTCAAATCAGATTCATATGTATATGATCCTGAGAAGATCGAAGAGAAGAACCTCAAACAATGTGACAAGATCTTCGAAGTAGAGAAGAAATAAACTAACTATTCTAAATGCAAGAAGAATGGCGAATTATCGAGGAAGCACCTAACTATGAAGTCAGTAACTTAGGAAACGTCCGAAACAAAAAACTCAAGAAACCAGTACGACCCTTCACAAACAACGCTGGTTATCTCCAAGTAGTAATAAGAAGCAACAAGAAAAACCTGTACCGTCTGGTTCACAGGCTTGTTGCTATTGCCTTTATACCCAATCCCAATGGATATAGCGAGATCAATCATAAGGACTTCAACAAGGACAACAATACTGTCGAGAACTTAGAATGGGTGTCTCATACAATGAACATGAAGTATAATATCCATAGACTGACCAGTGAAGACAAGCTGATCAGTCTTATTACTAAAGAAGTCAGTAAAGTAATTAGAGATAATATAAAAAGATACGTACAAGCATATGCCGACGATCAATAGAACACCAATAAGAGAGAAAAACGTTGAGTATCAGCATGAAGAAAACTCTGCTCCATACTATAACAGCAGATCATGGAGATATCTCAGGAAGTTCTACTACGATACTCACCCACTTTGTGAAGAATGTCTTAAACATAATGTAATAAGACCTGCAGAAGAGATACACCACAAAAGACCTTTCTTAACAGGTAAGTCTGAAGAAGAAAGATGGTCATTACTCCTAGACACCAATAACTTATATGCATTATGTAGATCATGTCACGATAAGTTACATCTAAAGGCAAAGAGATATAAGTTAAACTGTATAGATAACCTTACTGATAAGGAATACGAAGAGGATATCTACAATTACGAATAAACTCGATTTAAGAGACTTAAAAGACTAAGATGATAAATTATATTGCTTAGGGTGTTTAAGTCGATTATACGCGAAATAAACGACCAATACAAAGAAGTATGAAAACGTTAGTAGTATTACCATATAAACAAAAAGGATCTCAAGGTAATGAACTTAGTATTACTCTTAGAGGATGGAGAAAGTTCTGTCAATTCGATTATCATTTCATTATCATAGGAGAGTTCGAAGATAGTCTTAGAGAAGAATATCCTTGGGTTGAATTCATATATTCTAAATGTAAGGATAAGATAGAAGGACAATATAATCAACATATAGATGTACAACATTGTATGGAGATAGTAATGGATAAGTATTCTAATACATATAATGGATTCATATGGATAGCAGATGATAACTATGCTATCAAACCATTTACGTTAGAAGATATAACTACAGTACATTATCTATTACCAGAGTTTGTAGGTAAGAAAGAAGATCCAGTATCATACTGGAGACACGATAAGTGGAAGACAAGACAGTTACTCGATAGAGAGAACCTACCACACATCAACTACACAACACACTATCCATGTTACTTAGAGTTCGATAAGTTAAAAGTAATTTGGGATAAATATAATATGAGGAATGTTAGTTACGTATTAGAAGATATATACTATAACTACTTCGATCACGAAGATCCTATTCAGGTAGATACCATACGATTAGGTGTATGGGATGACGAAGGATTCATAGATAAGTTCAGAGAAGCTGTAGATAATCCTAACATTAAGTTTATGTGTAATAGTGTAGAAGGTTGGAGTGTCGAGATGGAAGTAGAGTTAGTTAAACTATTGAAGTAAGATTATTATTAGGGTGACGTGTCGCAAAAATTTTTTGAAGACCCCCGGGGATGGTTTTGTTTTTCGCAGGCCGCTTTGAATACCACCCCCAGTTTTCTTGCAACACAAACGAGTTTTTTCAAAAATTAACCTAATTAATTGAGAAAGAAGTAAATAAAAATTTTTAATAATGGTTACAGAAGTATTAAAAAGATACAGTAATTACAGATCAGAGATTCAGGAGTACATGAAGTACGTAGTCGAGTCACTTATAGAGAGATACGGAGAGATTTCCGAACACTACATCATCTCACTTGACATCCTCGCAATGAATCTAGATATTATGTACAATACTAAGAAGGAAATGGACACAAAAGGTTTTCAACACGAAGACCACCAAGGAGTTCAGAGAAAGGCAGGTTGGATCCAACAGTTCAACACTTCACAACAAGCAGTCTTCAAGATCATGCACGACTTTGGTTTGAATCCAATGGCAGCAAGTAAGATCAAAGACAATAAAAGAGAAAGAGACATTCAGAAATTTATCGACAGCTTATCACAGTAACCTATGACCCAATACGACTTAACAAAACCTTACATCCAATACAATGAAGATATTCTTACAGGAACCATTCCGTCTTGTAAGAATATCTTTTTGGCATGTGAGAGGTTTAAGGAGTGGATGTCAAGGGATGATATGTATCTCGATTACGATGAGGTGGATAAGAGGATCAGGTTCGTCAGCAAGATCAAACACTTCAAGGGTAAGTCTGCTGGTCAGTACTTCCATCTTCTACCATACCAGCAGTGGATCTTCGCCAACATCTTCGGATGGAAGTGGAAGAAGAACGGTTTTAGAGTGACAAGGAAGGTACTCCTCTTCATGGCAAGAAAGGGTGGCAAGACAGCTCTTGCAGCAGCATTGTGTCTCTCTCAGATGATCCTGGACAAGAACCCTGGACAGGAGATCGACTTCGTTGCGAATAACGGTCAACAGGCAAAACTCGGATTTGAATACACCAAGAACTTCGCAGAGAGTATCGACCCAGAGAATCTCATCTTCCAGAGATACAGGGATACGGTCAAGATGCCAAGAACCAAGTCTGAGATCTGTGTGAGGAACTCCGAGTCCATGACATTGGATGGTTTGAACTCTTCGACCTTCATCATGGATGAATTCCACGCAAGTAAGGACTGGGATCTTTACAATGTGTTAAAGTCCTCTCAGGGATTCCAGGAACAACCACTTGCTATCGTGATCACTACCGCAGGATTCCTACTCGATGGTTATCCACTCTATGAAATGAGGAAGGTATGTATCGAGATCCTCAAAGGGATCAAAGAGGATGATTCTCAGTTCAGTGCATTGTATGAGTTAGAGGAAGATGATGATTGGCAACACGATGAAGACTGTTGGATCAAAGCCAACCCTTCACTGGGTGTCACTAACACCTATGATTCCCTCAGAGAGGATGTTGTGGGTGCTATCAACCAACCAAGTACTGAGTATAATGTAAAGACCAAGAACTTCAATATGTTCTGTCAGAGTAACTCCGTATGGATCCAGAACAAGTACATCGAACGCTGTATGCAACCAGTTAATCTTGAAGACTATAAAGATGAATATGTATATGGAGGAGTTGACCTTTCTGCTGTGAAGGACTTGACTTGTACGAGTATATGTATTCCACCAAATGAGTACAGAGATAAGAATCCCGATAAGTACATCTTCAAGACTTGGATCTATGTACCGGCAATTGCTATGGAAGAGTCTGTAAATAAGCATCTTTATAGCGAATGGGTCAAAAATAAGGAAGCAACTCTTACAGAAGGGAATGCAGTTGATTATAATTTAATATTAAAGGATCAAGTAGATCTTACAGATATTATAACCTTCGGGAACATCGGATATGACTCATATAACGCTACACAATACGTTATACAGGCAACTAATGCTGGTCTTCCTATGCAACCATTTGCTCAGGGATTAGGTAACTTCAACAAACCCACCAAGTTCCTCGAGATGCTAATCATGACTGATAAGGTAATCATAGATACTAATACAGCAGTCCTCTGGAGTTTCAATAATGTAACCCTGAAGTACGATTATCATGAGAATTGCAAACCAGATAAACCCACTCAGGAAGCAAAGATTGACCCGGTGATCAGTATGACAGAAGCTTTAGGAACTTATTTAGCAGCAAGTGGTTACGATGCTCAGATAGTTTAATATTTAACAAATGAAAAACAATAGGATTATTATATAAAGAGAGAATTCTTTATAAACAAATATTCACGTGAATAACAATGGGATTATTTTCGAATTTATTTAATAGAAACGTAGAAAAGAGAGACTCAGAACCTGCATCTCAACCATCTCAACCAGAGATTGAGGTAACAGTTCCTGTGGGTCTCGAATTCCTTTTCAATAGAAAGAACGGTGAAGCAACTACCGTTTCAGCTTATTTTGCTGCCACAGAGATCATTTCTAACACAATGGCAACTATCCCTATTCATGTCCGTAACGTTTCAGACAATAAGATCTTAGACGGACACTCAATCAACTTCATATGGAATTCAGGTCTTCAGACCAGATTCATGTTGATCAAATCTCTTGTTTGGGATATGTTAACTCACGGAGATGGTATTGCTTACATCAAGAGAGCTAGTGATGGTACTCCAATAGAACTTATTTATTGTCCTCATGGTAGTTATTCCATCATGTATAACGAAAACAACAGACAATTATATTATTTGATCCCTTCGATCAAGAAAGGAAAGATTGAACCTATCAATGTTCTTCATTTCATTAAGAACTCACACAATGGTGTTAATGGTATAGGTATCAGCCAACTCGCACTTCAGTCATTAAATCTTGCAAAAGCAACCAATAAGAGTGCTGAAAAGTACTTCGATGGTGGTTGTAAGATTGATGGTGTTCTTACTTCTACTCAGGTAATGGGTCAGAAACAGAAACAAGAAGCAAAGGAATCTTGGGAGAAGATCTATGGATCTTACGGATCTGGTGGTGGTATTGCAGTACTTGGTAATGACTGGAAGTATCAACCTATTGGTCAGAACGGTGAACAATCACAGATGATCCAGTCCAGAGAGTTCAATATCACTGAGATATCAAGATACTTCACTATTTCTCCTACTCTTCTTGGTGATCTCTCTCACACCCAGTACGGATCTCTCGAAGCTGCTCAGGCAGACTTCATTGCACACACTCTTTTCCCTTTGATCAGTATGATTCAGGACGAGTTGAACAGAAAACTCCTTAAACCTAGTGAAAGAGGTAAGATATTTATTGATTTAGACGAAGATCATATCTATCTCAGTGATAAGTCTTCAACTGCTACATATCTTTCTACCCTTACAGCTAACGGCATCTTATCAATCAACGAAGCAAGACATATTCTTGGTTTACAACCAGTTGATGGTGGAGATCAACATATAATTGCTTATACTGATATTAATCAAAACACAATTGAAAACAATAAAAATAAAGAAGAATAAACGATGATAAAAGTTTTTGCAAAATCTAAAGAATATGAGACATATGCAGCCAACGGAATCAACTCTGGCGAAGTATGTTATGTTGCAGAAGATAAGTCAGCTCACTTCAGAACCAATAATATCGATGGTACTGACAAGACTTATGATATGAGTGAAGGCAGTGCTGCTTCTCTCACATCTTTATCAGTTACAGAGAATGGTGTTTATGACACAACTGGTACTGATTACGATGGTTATGATGAAGTAACTGTTGAGGTTCCTGCAAGTGCTGTTGTAAGTGGTTCTAAGTCAATCACCGAGAACGGTTCTGATATCGATGTTACAGAATATGCTAAGGTTAATGTAAATGTACCTATCCCTGCTGGTTATATTGTTCCTACAGGTGCTAAGTCCATCACTGAGAACGGTACTGATATCGATGTTGCTCAGTATGCAACAGTTAATGTAAGTGTTTCTGCACCTGCTCCTACCTGGAATACATTAAGTGGTAATAATCTTGAAATGACTGTTGGTACTACCTATATCTTTAAAACAACATCGAGTAATGTTGCTATGAGTTATATATCAGCTGATACAGATTATGATGATGTTATCACAACCGAAGATGATTCAGTAACACTCGGTGTTTTAACCCCCAACGTTGAACACTATTTCACAGCAGTTAATGACGGTATAAGTGGTAATACTGCAATCATGCAGTTTAACCAAACTGGTGTTCAATATGCTGTATTATCTTAAATAACAGCCGCTTATTTAACATTTATAAAAAATAAATTTATTATTGAATAGAAACATGGAATATAGAAGGTTTACAAATACTGTAGAAGACAGAGACAAAGAGTCAAGAAGTGTCTCTGGTTATGCTTCTGTATTCAATTCAGAATCAAGAGATTTGGGTTTCTTTGAGACCATTGCTCCTGGTGCAATTACAGAGGAAACAATTAAGGAAAGTGACGTATTTGCTACTCTTAATCATGATCCAGATAAGGTACTTGCAAGAAGCAATCATGGTGTAGGATCCCTCGAATTATTTGTTGATGAAAGAGGATTACATTACAGATATGATGCACCTCACACAGATCTCGGAGATTCAGTACTTGAACACATCGATAGAGGTGATCTTACTGACGCAAGTTTCGCATTCACAATTGCAGACGAACCCGATGCCCAGAGATGGGAGAAGAGAGACGGAAAGATCTACCGAACCATATACAAGATCGATCGTTTATATGATATATCTAATGTATGGACAGGTGCTTACGCAGAAGCTTCTACACATAGAAATTCTCCAGACGAGTACGAAAAGTACATCAACGAACTCAATGCTCAGGAAGAGATAGCAAAGAGAGAAGCAGAACAGGAGAGAGTTAATAAGATCAACGAGAATCTTGATAATAAACTTAAAGAATTTTATAAAAATATAAAGATATAACTATGAAGTATTCTAACACACTTGAATATTCTGAAGCTATTGCAAATCTCGTAAAACGAAACCTTGAAATCGTTTCTCTTTGCAAGAAAGAAGAGAGAGAAATGAATGAAGATGAGGAAAAAGAGTTCGATGAGAACAAAGAAGAGCTTAAAGAATTAGAAAACGAAAAAGAAGAATTAGAAAAGTCTTTGGAAGAACAACCCGAAGATGAAAATAAAGAACAGAAATCAAATAAAAATATGGAAAAAATGGAAAAGAAGAATTTTTCAATTGTCGACGAGATCAGAAAGTCGATGGAAACACGTCAACCTATCGTTCTTAACAGAAGTGCTATCACTGTAGCTGCTGAAGGTGAAGATGTGGTTGCTACAGATGTTTGGGATGTTTGGGCACCTCTCCGTCAGGATAACGTTCTTGCTAACGCTGGTGCAAAGGTTTACACCGGTCTTGTAGGTGATGTTCAGATCCCTGTATTTAGTAAATGTTCAGTTGCATGGAAGGGTGAGACCGCATCTGCAACAGATGGTAACGGTTCATTTTCAAGCGTTTCTCTTTCACCTAAGAGAATCACTGGTAAGTTCCCTATCTCCCTTCAGTTCCTTGCTCAGACTACTCCTGATGTAGAAGCTGCTATCCGCAACGATATCGCTATGGCATTCAGCGAGAAGATCGAAGCTACCCTCCTTGACGACGCTCAGGGTTCAACAACTCAGCCTGCAGGTCTTTTCTACGGTTTAACTCCTGCATCTGTTAATTCTTACGCTCAGCTCCTTGATATGGAAGCAGAGGTTGAGGAAGACAACTACAAAGATTGCAAGTATGTTGTATCTCCTAAGGCAAAGGCTGCTCTTAAGGGTATGATTAAGGGTCAGAACGCAACTGGTATGGTAATGGATGGTAACGCAATTGATGGTACTGAGGCATTCGTATCTTCAAACGTTGAAGCTAAGAAGGGTCTTTATGGTGCATTCGATAACCTTGTTATCGGTATCTGGGACGAACTTCGTATTGACGTTGTTGCTGATTCTGCTACTCTTGCAGACGGTCAGATCATGATCATCCTTAACGGTTACGCAGATGCTAAACTTGTTCGTAGCGACGCTCTTGTAGCATTCGATACTACAGTTGCTTCTGGTAGTGGTGCTGGTCAGTAATAGATAAACTATGAAAGAACAGGGAGGTTATACCCTAACCTCCCTTTTATCAAAAACACAATTCAAACAAAATGAGTAATTATTTAACATTGGCAGAAATAAAAAAGCATCTTAATATAGATCCATCCTTCACAGATGACGATACTTATTTAGATACTTTATCTTATGTTGCTGAAGATGCAGTTGCGAAGTATTTGGATTGTGATCTAGTTGATTTGTACGAGAATGGAAGACTTCCAAAAGCAGTAGTCCACGCTATGTTGCTTTTGATCGGAAACATGTATAAATACAGGGAATCTACTACTTCTGGTCCTGTAAACGTAATTCCTCATTCATTCGATTTACTTTGTGATTTGTATAGAAATTTTAAGATAGATTAACATGAATGCAGGTGATTTGAACGAGTTAATTGATGTATATTCAGTTACTTATACGAAAAACAATTTCGGAGAAGAAGTAGAGACAATAGCAAAGAAATTTTCCACTCGTGCTTGTGTATGGCATCGATCAGGAGGGAGAAGAATGTCAAATGATTCGATAGTTTACGACTACGCAAAGACACTTCAGGTTAGATATTACGTAAATATTGACAACCATGATCTTATTCTTTGGGAGGGAAAATACTACCGGATCCTTGATATCGAACCTAACAAGAGAGATATGTGTAAAACAATAAATATAGAGGAGATAGTACAATAATGACAGATTCATTAAATATTGGTCAAGTTATATACACGACTTTGTCGCAAGATGCTGATATAAGTGGCTATGTAGGAGACAAAATATTCCCCGTTGTTGCTGTTTCACGTAGTGACAACAATCTTACTTCTTTAATGCCATTTATAATTTACCAGAGAGAAGGTATGACAGGTCGATCGACAAAGGACGGTGTATATGAGGATACCGCTCAGATCTCTATAAAGATTGTCACGGCAAACTATATACAAGGAATTGAGATTGCTACTTTGGTTAGACATCTATTCGAGGACAAGAAGATTAAGTACGAAAACATCACAATGTGTGATACTCAATTGCAAAATGCATATGAGGAATATAACGACAATTATTCTGCATATGTCCAATCACTTAAATTAAATACAAAAATATCATAATATAAAATGAATACACAGATTATAAAAGGAAAAGATTTGATGCTTTTTGATGGCTCAAGTTCACACAGTTTCGCTTACGCAACCAACCATACCCTTACACTCAGTGCTGAGTTAGCAACTGTTAGTTCTAAGGACCATGGTCTTTGGGATAGCGGTGAAGTACAGAAATTCAACTGGGAAATTTCCTCTGAGAACCTTTATACCGAGAATGATTTCGAAGATATGTTCGATCATTGGACTGCTGGTGACAAGATCACTGTTAAGTTCGGTTTGAAGTCTGAAGATCTTGATGGCATCGTTGGTGACAACTCTCACGACTATTGGACACTTGATACTACCAAGACTTACTACCAGGGTCAGGCAATCATAACTTCTTTAACAGCAAACGCTAACAACGGTGAGAACGCTACTTATTCAGTAACTCTTAAGGGTGTTGGTAAGTTCGAGAAGAAAGTTTCTGCTGCTCCCGCATCAGGTTCTGGTTCTGGAAACGCTCAGTAATAGTACAGATAGCGAAGTAGAGTTAACTACTACATAACATTGAAAAAGAGAAGTCTCTAGGATTATTATATATAGAGAGACTTCTCTATTTTTTTGAACAAATAAATATATAAAAAGAAAAAGTTATGAAGATTAACATTAAAGACAAGGAGATCGAGTTAAGATACACGATCAGAAGTATGATGATTTACGAGAACATTATGGGAAAGACTTTCTCCCCAGACGGACTATCTGAGATCATCATATATTTTTATTCTACAATTCTTGCATCATCTAAGGACACAACAATATCTTACGATGATTTCATTGATTGGTTTGATCAAAATCCAGAAGCATTAAACACTTTCTCAGACTGGTTGAATGACAACGTAAAAGTACTTGGTGATATAAGAAAAAAACCGAAGCTTCCGAAACAGAAGTAAAACTAGTATATCATTATCTGTTTAATGTGTTTTGCTTCCAATTCAGGATAGTTACAATACCATACTTTTTGGACGAAATGATGTTCAATGAGATAGATGATATAATAGAATGTATCCCATACTTAGATAGAGGAAATTGGGAACAATGCAGATTAAACACATACGTAACATCGATGATTGATCATAAAAAGGTCAAAATCAACGAATTTTTACCATTCCCTTGGGAAAGTAATAAAGTTACCAAACCAAGTAAGGGAAACATTGAGATATCCAGTGAAGATATCAAGAGACTCAAAGAATTAGAAAAACAATGGTCAAAACATGGATAATTTTGAGACAAATATTGAAGAAGTATACGAAAAGTTCTTACAACTCAATAGTCGTGAGATGAATAAAGCAATCAAATCTGCTTTGGTTGCTGGTGCTAAGGAGTTACGTAAGACTACTATCACCAATCTCGATAACTCTATCCTCGTTAAAGGAAGTTCTATGAATGATCTCCACGAAGGAGTCAGAATTGGTAAGGTTAAGGGAGAATATGGTGAAGATCTTGAGATATTAGTCAATATCATGGGTAAAAAGTACTACAAAGGAAGTGATGGTAGATTAAGATGGTTGGAAACAGGTACTCAGAATCGTCAAAACCTCACAAAAGGTGGCGCAAGACTCAATACTCCCAGAAATACAGGTCAGATCCAAGGAAGATACTTCTTCAGGAGCGCAAATGATAGCGTTATTTCGATCATACAAGCGATTTACGCGCGAGAATTGGATAAGGCAATAGAAAAGATCAACAAGACAAAAATATAAAGAAATAAGCGAATAAATGGCAGATTATGTAAGTACCCTCAGGGCCGACACTAGTCAACACGATAGAGCACTGAGTGATGCATCGAAAAAGGTTGGTGATTACAAGAAAGAGACAGATAAAGCATCTGCCTCTATTAATGGTATGAAGGATGCCACTTCACGTTCTACAAGAGAATTGATGAAGGAGATGTCTACCATGGAAAACCTTGGTCGATCAACATCAAATTATAAAAGACAATTAGCAGATATAACAAAACAGATCTCAGATCTCACTATTAACTATAGAAATATGTCCGAAGAGCAGAAAAATGGTGCATTTGGACAGGAAGTAGCAGCAAAAATCGAAGAATTGAAGAATAAAGCTGCTGAATATAAGGATGCTATTGGTGATGTGAGTGCTGAGATACAAAGATTATCCTCAGATACAGCTAACTGGGACTCTATGAAACAGGGAATAGATGTTGTTTCTTCATCCCTCCAAGCATTTGTTGCTACGGGTGTTCTTGGAGAACAGTCTACAGAGAGGTTGGTTGCTGTTATTGCTAAGTTAAAAGCAGTAGAAACTGCTACAAACGCAGTTATTAAGATAGGTAATGCTCTTCAGAAAAACTCAGCATTAATGCTTGGAGTAACCAAGGTTCAGGCACTTGCAGCAGCAAAAGCAAAGACATTAGAAGGTAATGCAACTGCAGTCGCTACTGTAAAACAAAAAGCATTTAATTTAGTTGCTAAGGCAAATCCTTATGTATTACTTGCTACTGCTGTTATAGGAGTAGTTACCGCATTAGCAGCATTTTCAAAAGGACAAGATGAAGCAACTAAGTCCATGTATAATGCCAATGAAATGAATAAGGCATATAAGGATAAGCTCAATGAAGTTGCTGGAGAAGTCGGATTAACTATCGGAAAATTTGAATCCCTTAAGTCTCAATACGAAAAATTAAAGTCTGTTGGTGAAAAACAAGAGTGGATTAATAAGAATAAGACAGCATTTAATGATTTAGGATTAAGTGTCACGTCCGTAAATGATGCTGATAATATATTCATCAAGAACTCCGATAAAGTTATCAAAGCCATGCAATTACGTGCTCAGGCAGCTGCAATTCAGCAACTTTATCAAGAGAAATATGCAGAAGCATATCAAAAAAGCATTAAAGTTGCCGAGGGAAGGAGTAGTTCTTTTGCTCCTTCCACTTTCTTCCGTAGAGATTGGAGGAAAGCAGGATTAAGCGATGGGGATTTTACCATGACAACAACAACACCTTTGTCTGTGGGTGCAATACCTACAACTCTTTTCGAACTCACCCCAGAAGGTGTTGCTAAAATGCAGGCATATTGGGAACAACAGGGTGCTAATGTAATGAGTTCTTTTACAGAGGGTGCTGCCGGTATGATTGATGATATGACTGCGATGATTCGTGAAGCAGAATCTCTCGAAAGTTCCTTTAAAACCACAACTACTACAACTACAACATCAGGTAAACAAAAAGAAGAGATAAAAGCACTTGAGGGATCCATAACATACATCAAGAATCAAATCTCAGAAACACAGAAGCTTAGAGATGCTGCTGTGGTTGGAACCGATGAATGGTGGAATCAAGTACATGCATTAGAAGCACTTAACGAACAACTTGAAGAAGCAGAAGCAAAACAAAGACGTTTAACAAGTAATTTTGAACCTCTTGCTCCTATTTCCAATCCTATTACTGCTCAAGCACAGGGACCAGCGATCAAATTAGCAGGAAAGAATCCTTACGAGAAACTCCAAGAACAACTTGCAGAATTTGAGAAGTTTTATGAGAAAACAATGGAGAATATTGCAGGTTATAGTGATGTATTTAATTCTATTGGAACCATTTGCAGTAATCTTAGTGGAGTTTTAGGAGAAGAAGGTGCTGCATGGATGCAATTTGGTGCTCAGGTTGCTCAATCAGTATCTAAGATGTTACCTCAGATTGCTTCATTAGTACTTGCTAATCAGGCAGCTGCAATCGCTGAAGGTACTGCTTCCTCCGCATCATTACCATTCCCAGGTAACTTGGTTGCTATAGCGAGTATCGTTGCAGAGTTGATAGCGATCTTTGCTGCTATTCCTAAGTTTGCTGAGGGTGGTATCATTGGTGGATCGAATTCCATAGGTGACTATAATATCGCAAGAGTTAACTCCGGAGAGATGATACTTAACGGTACTCAACAGGCAAAATTATTCAATATGATCAACACAGGAGGTCTTTACGGAAGCGATGAAGGTACTGGAAGTGTAAGTTTCAAGATTAGGGGTAATGATCTCGTTGGTGTATTAAACAATTATAATCGTAAACTAGCTAAGAGATAATATGAGTGTATATATAGGACAATTCAGTGATATCAATGATAATATATATCACGTTACCATAGATGCCCATTTAATATCTGATTCTGAAGAGAAATCGATAGATTTTGGGGAGACTCCCTGTATCATAGAGAGTTCTGATGAAGATCTTTTTGCTCCCATCAAGAGTAGAAGTTGTACAATAGAGATTCTCACAAAAGAGTGGATGTTTGACTTATATTCCCCTGTTGCAAAGGGAGTGTCAGTAAAGGTGAAGAAAGGGTTAAATACAGTGTTTTTTGGCTATTTAACGCCTAATTCTTATGATCAGTCATATACATACATCGATAACCTCACTTTAGAGGCAGTAGATGCTGTATCTGTATTAAAGGACTTCAAATATTCTTGTCAAGGAAGTATACCTGCTTATTTGAGTGTTAAAGACATTATTTTAACACTTCTTCGTAATGCGGGATACTCAGGTATGTTATATGTTCCAAACACTCTTACAGGATTAAATGGATCATCCAATGCAAACACGTTCAATAACTTAACTATTGGAGAGGGTAACTTCTTCGATGATGATGATGAAAAGACACCTTGGACACAATATGAAGTACTTGAAGAGATCATGAGATTCTTTGGTTGGTCTTTGTGTCCAGATGGAGATAATGTATATATTGTTGATTATAGGGTTATTGGACGAAATAATACCACCCCAACCTTCCTTGCTTATGAGATTCCAACAGGTACTCAGTCAAGTAATGTTACAAGAACAGACAATCTTAACATTACTAAATCAACATATGCTCCAGGAGAACCTTCACTATCAATGGAAAATGCGTTTAATAAGATCGAAATCAGCGATAATCTCTATGAAATCGAGGAAATTGCACCTGATATCTTCGAAGAGGACACACACATCTCTATAAACGAAGAACAACCATTTTCATTAAATCAATCAAAATGGGTTAAAACCACTGTTAAATCAAGATGGTTGAGACCAGATGAGGTGTCCTCTCAGGTTACTGGTTATGAATATCAGACTATTTGTAGAATTAAACCCGAAACTAACTGGACACATCACTTTTATAGAATGTCTTCACTCGGATCTACTCCTGTAGAGGTTATTAATCAGGATGGTAAGAATTACTATGACGGAGATATTGGTTCTTTATATGTAAATGGACCAATCAATCATTACATGAACACTCATGGTTGTTTGATGCAGCATTATGCATACTTAAAGAAGGATGCTAATCTTGTTCCTACCTCACTCGATTGGGAAGATTTATTGACATTCTTTGTTGTAAATGATAAGGTTAATACTAATGGAACTATTAATCCAGCAACATTCAGAAACCTTGAACTTCCAGTCCTCGAGTATAATGTTCCAGAGGAAGTAATGTTTAAACCTTCTTCAGGAACTAGTTGGATTACTATCTCAGGAGAATTGTTCTACCAATACAATGACGTAAAATACGGAGATAAAAACAAAAATACTCTTAATATCGTCAATACAACCAGTCATTATTACACAACTGCTCCGGTGGAAAAAAGTACAGATATAGACGAAATGCCATTTGATTTAACCACGAGAAGTTGGGTGAATGATCAAACTTATTATCCAGGGTGGATGGGTCAAGTATATAGGGATTACACGTATATACTTGGAGAATTTGGACAGGGATATAAGATGTGGAAGATGAAAGTCCAGTTGGGGGATAAGTATTGGAATGGAACTCAATGGACTTCAACCGATTCAACATTTTATCTCTCATATAACAACGATCCAGCAGGAGATGACGAGGAATATTTGCCAAAGTTCGGTTGGTGTCATCTTGTTCCTAATACAACTTTTCGTGATAAGGTTGGAGAAGATGCATATTGCATCCCCATTGCAGCAATTGATCCAAATGCCCCCGCAGGAGGACAGTTAAAGATTACTGTTTATACCCCAACATTTTATCCCAAAGAGGTCCTTGATTTCTTAACCGCCTGCGTTGGTGGAGGCGTAGATGTCAGTACATTTATTAATTGCAACTGGACAGATATCACCCCCGTAATCTATTGTAAGGATTTTGAGATTGGATATGTTTATACCGATACAAATGAATGGTATAGCCAACATAAATCAAATGAATCTAACTCTAAGGATGTTTTATATACAAATATCATCAATGACAACTATGTTAATGAGTTTGATACACTTGAGTTAAAAATCAACACTCAACAGAAGAATAGACCTATTTCGAGGAGTTATATCACATCCAATAACGGATATGTATATACTATAAAACACTCATTAGGAGATACTTACAAAGAGCAGGAAAAGAACTTAGTAGATCAATATTATGAACACTATTCTTCACCAAAGAGAAGATTCACGTGTAATATCAATAGTAAGCAAAATCCATATACGAAGGTCACCCTTGCCTCACTTGGAGGAAGATATGTAGTAAATGCTCAATCAATTGACTTAAAACGTTCTAATAACACTATTACGTTAATAGAATATTAAAAATATATAGTAGAAAGAATGAATTATAATGTAGTTTCACGTCCAAAACTCCCTAGAAACAAGTATGGGGAAGTAGAAAAAGCAGGAGGTGTTTCAGGTACTTCTTATTTCTCTGGTTCAACAGAATCTGGAGGGTCATCTGCTGATGTACAAATAGACACATTTAAGGGTTCAACAGCCTCCGAAGATGGTATCCAGGGTTTGGTTCCTGCTCCTAAATGCAATGTAAATGAACCGCTTGGTACACTCAACGATAATAAGAAATTCCTTAAAGGTACAGGTGCCTGGGTAGATATTCCTATTTCAAGATACACCACCGAAAACCCAAATAAAGATGGTATTACTCTTGATGGAGATCTCACAGTTACTGATACCTTATCTACTCACACTCTTAATGTTACAGGAGCAGCACACTTCTGGGAGTTAGTTATTGATAAAGTACGTTCAACCTCAGGTAACCTACTCATCACCCCAGCTGATTTTGTTGTAGATTATATTGGATCTGATGTTACTTATGATGTAGATCCAACCGAACCACCATTCACATCAATGTTTTACTATCCTTCTGATCAGACAGGTATCATTGGTTTAAGAGAATTATTTACCAATCAGAGTGTAACACAACTTAAAGCAAAGAGATTATACCAGAAGAACTCCGATGGTACTAATCAAATAGTTTCTGATTTTGAAGTAGGAGACATGGTGCGATGCAAAACGTTGAATCTCGACGAAGATAATGGTTTTGATAATAAGGATTATTGGACATTTGTTCTCGCAGTGGGTACTGAAACTTATAATTCAGAATCATGTATGTATATTGATGTGCTTTATCAATATACAGCAGATGGAAGTACTTATGGATTAGGTACTACTATTATTTATGACGATACCATATTACCAGCATTGGAATATCATGACAATGATTTGGAAATCGGCATCGGTGATGGTTATGGTACGGATAAAGTATTCATTGCTTCTAGTAATGTCTCATCAGGAAATTGTTATTTATCAATTGAGGATAATGACACTGGGGATTATTATGAAGGAAATATTACATGGGATGGTGTAAAATGGAATTTTGATTTGACAGAAAATTCAATTTATCCTAATACAACAATGAATGTCGGCAATTCATCAGATCCTCTTTACAATGGTTTATTAGAGTGTGTACAAGATAGCAGATTTTCAAATCCTATTATAAAAATTACAGATATTAATGGTTGTTCTTTAGATTGCTTCATGTATGCCGATGGTGTGTTCTATATTACAGATAAAGTTAGTCCTTCACCTGCATTAGAATCATTTACATTTGGTTATGGTACATTTAACCCTGCTGTTGGAGACAATTTAGTAGCTCTTGGTCATCTATGGGATGGTAATCGTCAAGATGCTATTCTTATTGCTGCTTGTGATCCAATGGACACTAGTTTAACAGCTCCAGCAATTGCTCAGTATAGGGGTATTAGAACATTCGAATCCCTCTCGAAATATCGAACAAATACTCTTGCTGCCAGTGGTAATGAGTTTACAGGTAGATTTCTTGTAGATTATCAGGGTAATTACATCGACATCAACGAAAAATTAAACATTTTCGTTGCTGATCTCACATCTGGTTTAGAGAAGGTCGGTATTCACTTAGATGGAGATAGTAGTACTATTAGAATGGTTGGATCTGTTGAAGTTCGTCAAAATCACGATGGAACAACAGATACTTTTACGGTGTGGGATGATGATGATAAATTAAGAGTACAAATATCCCCTGACGAGATTCCTGCAAAAGTAAATATACCTTCAAGTATCAACCCAACATATAATAGTTACTTTAATAGCTTGAATAATAGGTCAATAATTCCATCATCGGGTGAACACGGAGAATTAATTCAACATCATACATATACTGAATTTATATGGTCGTGGGATCACAGATGGCAGTATTATACACGAAATGCATATTTTGATTTTATAACATATGATGAATTAGGAAATTATAGCAGCGGTGATAAGATCTCATTAGATGACTTCTGGGCAAATATAGATTCTATTGCATATTTTAAGGGTAGTACCCGTATGACAGAGAGAGGAAATAATCAACAATCAATATCTAGTGTGATATTGAGATTACAATGTAACAGAGGTAATGGATGGGCAACTATTAATACATATAATATTACTAATAATGCATCTATTACTATTCAAAGTGAATCGGCATCAATTACTTACAATAATATGTTATTGAATAACTATACTCTTCCTTATACAGGAGAATATAGAATAGAAATGGAGATTGTCTATAATGTATATGCAAGTATTGTATTTACGGGTAAAAATGGTCAACAATCAAATGCTTATGTGGCGTTTAGTAATAATGTGAGAGGGGGGATAAAGGTGATTAGCCCAAGTAATGCTATGACCAGGATAGGTGCTAATGGTATCTTATTCAATACGTCTCAGACAGGACAGTACTTCTACAGTGGAAATGATGGTATAGAGATGAAATGGGGAGATGTTGGTGTAAGTCTTGATCAATATGGATATAGGAGATATAAGAAGATATATACTGTTTCAAATAGTGGAACAAGAAGTTCTTATTATTCTTATTCTATCCCTACAGATGCGGATGTGATTTTTGTTACAGGTAACTTTGTGAGACTTGTAACCAATGCAAGTAATACAATCCCAGAGGGAAAAGATCTTATTGTAGTTGGAAAGTCGGGAGGAGAAACGATAAGTCAAACTTTCTACCCATATACAACTTATGCATCTGCAAATCTTAATTCAATGCCTTGTACTGTTCATGATCCATACTCAGGAGAAGATGGAAGGGATTATGATGGAACAGCAACCAGTTATAGAAAACATTTTATCTACCACAACAGTGAATGGTGGGAAATATAAATAAAACATAAAGAATATGAGTGTAATAGAAGACATACAGGAATTACAGCAGGAAGTTACTTCATTAGGTAATAGAATGGCCTCTGTTGAAGGAGGACTCTCTACAGCACAATATAATATCAACCACAATAACAATGAGTTAGAGGGAGATATAAGTGATATTCAAGATGAAATTGCTGAGTTACATCAAGAAGATGAAGAATTGCATGATGAAATTCACCA